ATGTGCTATTTACCTCATCAGACGCGATCCAAGAATTTTCATTTTAGGTGGAACCGTTTTGGGTGTTCTTTATCTGATGTATAGAACGAAGATGATTAAAGAGACGTACAAGGTCAGTGTTGCGAAGCGTGGTTGTCATCTTCCAACGAGAGATAACCCAATGGGTAATGTGTTAGTCACAGATTACACAGATGCCCCAAACCGTCTGTCTGCCTGTTATTACCCAACTGTTAAGCCATACGTTAAACGTTATCTCGATGACCGCATTCCATATGACGGAGGGAGATCAAGAACACCAATGCCTGTTTATCAGCGCAATGCATCGGCGAGACAATTTGTGACAGCACCAGTTTCTAGTATCCCAGGAGATCAAACATCTTTTGCGGAATGGTGCTACGGTTCCAGGAAATCTCCAATATGTAAAAGTCATGGTGGTGTTTCATGTAGCCCAGATGCTCGTGGAGTTCAGCTTGAAGCGTTTGCGGGTCTTGATCCAAGCGGCGACAAGCGGAGTGGCATGCACGGTTTTACCCATTCTTAAATAATTAATCTCAACTAATAATAAAATGGCTTACCAACTTCAGCCTGGTTTATCAATTGTCCAAAATGCTGGCGCGATTGCCCCCGTGAAAGCGACTGACGAAGTCTTCGTTTACCCTCAGCCCAGTTCAACGAACTGTGGTGGCTGCCGACCAAACACTATGTTGTACGGTACGGCACCATACATGGCTGGGAAGGGTGCTCCAGCCAGCCTCATTGACACAAGTGATCAACTCAGACCCCAGACAACATCACGATTTAACAGAGTTGTCGTCCCAACGTATGAACGTAGATTGTTCCCATTGAACAATATGGAATGTAAGGTTCCATTGCGTACGATGTCCTATGAACCATCCAGTACCCGTGCTGAAATTCAGAATGAACTTTTCGACCAGAGATACGCTAATAAAAATGTGAGTAAGAAATAAGAATGGCAGATCCCATTTCGCTCGCAGCCGTCGCTGGATTGATTTATGTTGGTAGGGCGTTGAGTGATAAGACTGAACCAGCTAAAGTTGTTCAGCGTATCGCAGACAAGGAACAGGTTGAAGATGTCGTCACCGACACCCCGGTAAGCCGGGAAAAGGTGTACAAAGAACGCGCCGATTTTGAAGCGCGTGTTGAAGTTCCAAGTAAAAAGGAAGTTACAAACTTTGCTGACATCCGACAACAGTCCAGAACAGGTGGACAAGAATTATTGAATATGCGCGATCGCATGTATGATCGCGGTGTGATGAATAACCTCTCACCGATTGAGAAGCAAATGGTGGGACCTGGTTTGGGTGTTGGTCCCGAGACACCCGCGGTTGGGGGTTACCAGCAAATGCTTCGTGTAAATCCTATTAATGTTGGTGAATACCGACTTACATCTCTTCCAGGTCGGTCAGGCCCGGCTATGGACACTACGGGTGGTAGAGCCGCCGTTGTTGGTGAATTGACACATAACATGCCAGAAAAGACTGCCTTTTTGCCCTCACGTTTGCCAACGATGGGTGGTCGTGCGCAGGGTATGAGCGGTGTCACTCCAAGATCGAGTCACCAAAAGACTATGCGAACTACCAACCGCTCAGAAACTGGTTTACGTACAGATGGTCTCGGTTTCAATGGCGCTAAGCGTATTACCTCGGCGCTGTCGGTTTCCCAAGACCCAACCCGATTTAAAAATGATCGCAATGATGAACAGTTCATATACAACAATCAACCAACACCAGGTATTCATAGCTTCCGAGGTGCTTACACGAACAGTGCGGCTGCCCAGGTTACTTCGAAGAATAACGAGGAGTTGATGAAGTATGGTTTCCGCCCAGAAGACAGGCGAGGTAAAGCAAACCGTATGGGTAACCCAGGCCGTATGAATGTAACACAAACACGTGGAAATCTTACAGCGGTTCGAACTGATCAATCACGAATTGATGGCCGTGTAAATGCCGCAAATGGTGGTTGGACTCAAAATTACAATCAAAAACCATTCCATCAGTTCAACGCTCATAAGGGTAACGAAAATCCACACGCCAGAAACTTGGACATTGCGAAGAAACAACTTTGTAATAACCCATTGGCACATAGCATTTCTTAAGATCATTGATTAAAATAGACAAAAACACTCATTAAAATATTATACGCATATTTTAATGAAGGTACACAGTCTGACAATTGATAGTAGTCAACGCGATCCTGTAAAATACACGAATCCAAGTGATTACATCGTTAGCCTTGAGAGTCCAATTTATGACATTTCGCAGATTAAATTAGTCAGTGCGCGCATTCCTACACCACAGTTATTGATATGCGAAAACAATAATAGCTTTCAATTTAAAGCAACCCATCAAGGTGGCTCCGAGACAACGTTAGGTACAACAATATCTGTAGGAAACTATACAGGAACTGGTGTTGCGGCGCTGTTCCAAAGTGTTGGAGGTTATAATTTTAACATATCTTATGATGCCACCAAAAACAAATTTATAATGGGTCAACCCACAGCCCCTAATGGCCAAAACCTGCAATTTCTTAGATTTCTGTTTAAAACTGGTCAAAATGGGTACGATGATTCAAGTTCAGAGCATACGACATTACATCAAATTTTTGGACTACCCGCCCAGGATATACAGATGATCGGTGGTGATTTTGGTGCGGCGAACTTAGACGGCCCCAATTCCCTAGTAATGCGCATATCTTCTGGATCGGAACAACTGAATCAGACTCTCCCCACATCGGGTCAAACGCCTTATTATACGGGTCACATTCTCTTACCGGGTGGTAAATCATTCGTTAACGTTAATGGTACCGACGATAAGGTCACACATGACTTTCATTCCGGTACTCTTAAATCCGTAAGGGATTTGCGAATTCAGTTTTTTTATATGAGTCACGGTCGTCTCATTCCATATGATTTCAGAAATCAAGATCATGTTTTGAAATTTGAAATTACATGTTCTACAGATAAATTGGAAAATCTTCCAAAAGTGTCTCATGATGTTGTTAAGAGGGTATTGCCGCCACCTGTAAGCATTCCTGAGTTTGAGAATCCTTATAAATGGAATCAAATTCTACCTATAGTAGCAATTTCATTTATTGGTGTATTATTCCTTGTTTTAACAAAGCGTAAACCAAAACTTAGCGAGTAATCGCAAAGACTGGTTGAGCTGGCTTGCTGACGCGAGTGGAGATTCTGGAAATCACCATATAGACCGCGATGGACAACAAGGTGGTGAGGATAGCGGTGAGGGTGTACTGGGTACCTCCGTTCTTTGGCACTCGGATGAGTTGTTGAATGATCCAGCGAACGAGGTCGTTCCAGCTAAGAGCCGCGGCAAAGGAGAAACCCGCAACAATCGCATTGAGGGATTGTGTTTCGAGTTCTTGAGTCACGAGGTTGACAGTATCAATCGCGGTGTCCATGGTGAGTAGTTTAATTTACCCTGAGAAAATTATTCAGGTAAAAGTTCTTCTTTGTGGATACGTTTGAACTTTTTTTTAATAAATGTTTTTGTCTTCGCCTTTGAAAAAATTTGTTCGTCATCGGAAGAATCTCCATCTGTGCTTGAATCTGTGTCTCCTGTAGCCTTGAATGACTTGTATTCAGAAATAGTCCAACCCTCAGGCACCGATGTACTCATTACTATTAATAGCATTTTTTAACATCTCTTCTACCGGACTTTGAGGTGCCCACTGCTCCCAGCGGTCGTAGGATTCATTAATTTGAACAAAGGTTGCGTCATTACCCGCGTAGCGTTTAAAAGGTGGGCAATCTTCTGGGGGGACTTCTTCAATATCATCCTCGTCTGAGGACTCCTCGTCATAAATTTCTGGGTAGAGAGACCCTATATTTTGACCAACTGTATGCATCGCGCAATATTTTATTGCATATTCTATATCTTCTGAAAGTATAGTGTTACGTCCACAAGCTTTAGAATATTCAGCTGCCATTACCATACTCCTTTCAAGGACTGGGACAAGTATTCCCATAAGAGTTTGTTGTTGAGACTCTTCGTAGACTCCCGAAGTTTCACCGAACCCAGTTTTCATCATCATCCTTTTTAATATTAAGAATTAAAAAGTATTTCTGTAATTCCCCCGTTCACACGAAGAATGTTGTAGCTGAGTGCGTATACTCTCACTTGTCTTGCAAAATTCGCACATGGTGTCAAACTTAGGCTGAGAATCTGTTCTTTCACAATACTCATATTTACCTGACCTGTAGGATACCACCTCTCGGGTTCACACGCAAAACTATACGAATAAAATCGTCGAAAAAGTTGAGTTTTTGAGTGATGAATGGCACCCTGTACCGCTTTTAGTATAATTGGATTTCCCGTTTCTTCTGTAATTATAGCTTCACCATCAAATGTTAAATCCAAATGTTTTAAATTTTCATATAGAATTAATTTATTATTAGAAGTGGTGAGTGTATTGTCGTAATCAAATGGCGTTACACCCTGTCGTTGAATCACAAAATAGAGTTCCTTCACGGGGTTTATAAAACTTAACTTAAACTTACCTGAATTTACATTTTGATCAATATCAAATATATTTTGTTGTATCTGTGTGATTGTATAGTCACGTTTTTTTGTTTTTAATTTCACTCTCTCACAAATATCAACAAATACAATTTCCGTATATAATTGAAATTCTACAATCTTTGGAACATGATTGAGTGTTATGTAGTTTCCTGTGGTAGCATCAATAATAACCTGACTGTGATCTCTCAATTTTATCTCAATTTCAATTTCCTGCTTCGTAATTGCACAAAGCGGTATAGCAAGTTCTGGGTTATTATAAAAGTAGAAGGGTATATCAACGAAATATTCCTCTTCTGTTGTAGAGCTGCCCAAAAATCCAATGATAGACGGATTAGCCACCGCAACCGCTGATGTACGGAGTGAATACTTACCAATTAATTTTTCAAGAGCCTTTTGTTTTGTTTGTGTAACATTATGTTCTGAGTATATCTGTAAGTAATCACTTGGAATTCTTTGTACGACTTCGCCACCTATGATAATGTCTGCATATTCAATAAGTGCGTGTCCTATAGACTCTATATACCCCGCATTACCATAATTGAGTGCTGGCAACTTCATCTTTACACTTAGGGTTTTCAATATGTCACCCTGATTTTGGGGAATGACAAACTTTACCTTTTTTCCAAAATCTGCTTCATTTTTTGGATCCAAATAAACATGTTCCACTGAATAATTTGAATGCTTCTTGAAACTCTGGATAAAATGGGTGTAATCTGGATCGATGGTAAAAAACCTGTCGTGTGACCCAGATGTTTCGAGCTGAACACGTCCAGCCATTACTAATATAGGAATCTAAAATTTTAACCCCGCTAATCCACTTTCAAAACGAATTACATTGTAGTTCACTGCATATACGTGTACCTCATTTTCGTAGCTTGATAAACGTGGATCTATCTCGATATTAAAAATTTTATGAACTATACGACTCATATTCACCTGTCCAGTTGGATAATGCGCCTCTGGTTTGAGGGAGAAACTGTACATTCCAAAATCAGATTTAAGTTGAGTTATACCATATGTGGGTGCCAATGTATTTAGAACTAGGGGGGAATTTACATGATGTCGAAGTGCTTGTTCGTAAACCAAGAACTTTGTAGAATCACTGAAAACAACCTCATTGTTAAATCTTAATTCGGCGTGTTTTATTGTTGTATATTCATTCGGTGCGTTCCCCGTTTCAGAAAATGCTTTTGGGGTACAACTAAACAAAAGCTCTCGTACAGGGTGTTTGAAATTAAGAAGCACTGAGCGTTTCGTTTCACCCGGTTTCATTAAGAATTGAGACATTTGGAGTTGTGTGATCACATATTCTATGGGTCTGGACATTATAAAGTTCTTTTCGTCATTCTGGACAAATGCAAATTCTGCATCAAGTGAAAATTTCTTAATACTTGCAGTTGTATTCGCTGCAGCCCCACCATATACAAGTTCTGATAGGGGTTTTGTCTTTATTCTAACTTCAACCTCCTGCTTTGTGAGTGCACATGTCGGTATGGCCAGGCTTGGGTGTCTATAGAAATAGAAGGGAAGATCTAAATAATACGTGTAATCGCCTGAATAGGTGAGGAAATTCCCATGGCCATTCAAAAAATAGAGTGTTTGTGTGGTATCGTCGTTTGTGTTGTGCAATTGTTGATGCATATAGATGTATTCACCCGTAATTTTTTGAACGGTCTGGCCACCTATTATGAGCTCCGCATATTCAATGAGATGGGAAGCAATGGAGGGTGCCCAATAGTAATTATTCGTACCAGGTGTATCCGGTACGGGGTCACTGAGTGTAATTTTCAAATTCATATTTTTTATGAAATCACCCTTATCACTGGGAACACGACATGTTAATATGCTGCCAAAATCAAAATCGCCACTGAACTGGTTTTCAAAATAATCAATGGAAAATTTTGTATGTCTTTTGAAATTCATCAGGAAATACGAAAATTGTGGATCTCCTGTAAGCCATCGGTCTTGGGCCCCTGTGGCTGCAAGTCTCAAACGACCTGACATTCTACAATATGTGAGTAAAATTTTACGAATTAAAACGAGACACTACTGTAGAATGAATCTTCAGTTGAAGAAATTCAAACCTGAGACTATGAGTGATGACAGGGTCTGTGTATTTATAGGTAAGAGAAACACAGGGAAATCAACTCTGGTAAAGGATATTATGTTTCACAAAAAGCATATACCAGCAGGGATAGTTCTATCAGGTACAGAGGAGGGCAATCATTTCTATGGCGAGTTTATTCCAGACCTCTTTGTCTATAGTGAGTACGACAGAGATGCGATCGAGCGGGTTATATCCAGGCAAAGAAAACTGGTTGGCACAAAGGGGAAGGCTTCACATAACAGTGCTTTTATGCTTCTTGACGATTGTATGTATGATTCAAAGTTTCTCAAAGACACATGTATTCGTCAATGTTTTATGAATGGTAGGCATTATAACATCTTTTTCATGCTCACAATGCAATACGTCATGGATCTCCCACCAGCGTTGCGTGCCAATGTGGATTACGTTTTTATTCTTCGCGAGAATATAATACAAAACAGAGAAAAGCTCTATAAGTCATTTTTTGGGATCTTCCCCTCGTATGATATGTTCTCTAAGGTTATGGATGCGTGTACAGAGAATTATGAGTGTTTAGTATTGGATAATACAGTGAAATCAAATAAAATAACAGATTGTGTATTTTGGTACAAAGCCACCGTCAGGAGGGGATTTAGAGTTGGGAGTCCAAACCTTTGGCAACTTCACAAGAAAATGTACAATCCAAAATACCTGGACCAGAAGGAGGATGATGCTAAAAAGGCAACTAAGAAGACAAGACTCAAAATCACGAAGACACGATAGAATGCGTCACTTATCATTCTCAAAAACATATGGTTATAACAAATGGCTACGGATATAAATACATTGAATTTGTCAGATAATGGCGAAGGAATGATTCCGATTACAGATAACAAATCCACGTCATTTGTAAATAATGAAGCGTCATTACAACAGGAAAAAAATGTGAGTCAAAGTAAACAGACAATGGACTCCACTCCAATTAATGATATAATGATGGAACCTCCAATGATGACAGATGAACCCAGAATGCAAGGTGTGATGCCACAAATGACTGCCCCACAACCCCAGGGTGGTTTTGCTCCAGTTGTTCAACAAACCAAAAAGGAGCCAGAAAGTAAAAACCCTTTCAATCTCACTGATGATCAAATCATTGCTTTGGTGGCGGGTGTCGCAGCTTCGCTTGCGGTGTCTAAGCCAGTTCAAGACAAACTCGTGACTTCTGTTCCAAAGTTCCTTAATGAACAGGGGAACCGAAGCATGGTTGGCTTGGCTTCAACCGGTTTGATTGCGGCGATTGTTTTTCATATCGTCAAGACTTACATTGTCAAGCCCTGATTAGATTCCCAACCCATATTTGAATAGATTGAATTATCAATACCCGAATAATAGGTAATTAGAGCTCCCGACACAAACGCTGTCACGAGCAAGGCACTCAATTTAAGTGTCTTGCTTCTGTCACTACCGTATTCCTCTACCGCATCCTTTGTATCACTCAACAAGAGATTCATGAGATACGTCACAATGAATGCAATCACTGTAGTTGAAATCATAAAAACCCTGTCAACCGCGAGTCTTGGCACGTTGCCTATAATGTATCTCAGGACATTTGGAATAATAATCGTCATCGCTGTGAGATTTATATAATAATTAGTACTCAAATGTGGTATCATTGTAATGCCATATATCAAGAGGTAAGACATTATCACCGCGAGCACCGTAGTAAGAGGTGTCTTCATTTGATGTAAAGTAAGAATATTATTTATCCTGAATGTGCTGACCGCAAAACTCGACTTTTTCTGGAATTATTTCATAGATTCCCAATTTTACACAAATATCACGAAGTTCAATGTAGTTGTCCCAAAATTTTTTGGAATGTGAATACTCTTCAACAGATGAGTGAGTGAGTTCGTGGATAAGAACGTGAAAAATTTCATTTGCAGATCCATCGAGGCAGAGTGCAATCTCTTGTCCTTTATTGGTGTTGTAACCAACTGTATCATTCATTTGTAGGAATCCTGAAATTGGTACACGTTGCTTTAATTTATGAAATTTTTCATTATTTGTATCAATCAGGTGTTTTCTGAGAATTCTATATTTTTCTTTAACTTCAGCAAGGGCCTGGGGTTCTTTAACACGGGATAATATAATTAGGTTGAGGATCAAAAGTATAATGAACGCTATCATCTTTTATATACAAAGATAAATTTGCTATACAGGTTCGAAATCGGGTTACCACCAAGACCCTCCCAGAGTTCCAAGCTAAGACCCAATTCCTCGAGATGTGTTATCAGAAGATCTTTGTATGCGATAGGTTCTGATTTTGCTCCATCGGCATAGAATGGAGTATCAACGAGATTTACAAACAACTTTTCACCATACGACCCCGCACACTTATTTTTAGTGATGAAAAAGTTACCCATATCATCATTATAGGGTGTTTTAAACATGTTCCTTTCCGAATCTGGGATTATACCCACGAGTTTCCCACGGGGCTTTAATCGTTTTCGTATCTCTCGTATGGAACTGAAAAACTTGTCCCTGGATTCGAATATATAGTGCAATGAAAAGTTGTAACACACAATGTCGTATTTTCTATTTGGACAATTATGAATATCACCCTCATAGAAGTTTACCCGCATTCGCATGTTTTTAGCTCGGCTCTTAGCCTCTACAAGAGCTGTGGGTTCTGGATCACACATACTCATGTTTGCGCCACACCTGTGCCACTTCTGAAGATCCCCACCAAAACCACACCCAACGTCAAGAATTTGATCACCCTCCCTGGTTACGTGGTGTATGAGTTCCCTCTTAGCGTCATTGTGATTTCGCCGGATCTCTTCCATAGTTTCTATGGGATCTTTATGTTTATATCTGCTTTATTAATTTCACAATTTAACTTCCAATCAAATATATGATAATTTACGTATCCAGTCCCTTTTAAAAATTTGTGTTTTTTCAACAATTCTTCGTCATGTGCAACATCTAAGGTATTAAAAACATCAAAACCTTCATTTTTCGCGATTAAGAATGCGTCATTAAAATTATCACCTGTCATATAAAATGAATATGCCTGATTAACAGTCTCTGTACTGTTAACTTTATCGTATGGGATGCTATAAAATGAAAAAAAATCATCTGTCTCGTCATTTAAGTATGAATATACTACGTTATCCCTGGGTAAAAGCCAATGTTTAACCCAGGTTTCATTAACGATGGGGGCAATTTTGAAATCTTTAAAGTAGTCTTTTAGTATTTGAGTTACTTTTGGTACATCTTTTGGTGTCATCTTTCTAAAATAGGACCTACCCCGTATTTCAAACATTTTTGCTTTTGGGCGGTCAGTTTCATAAAATCCACATTTAGACAATTTGTTTATATTGATTAATCTATGCCAATATGAAGATTTTAAAATAGAACCCGGTATTGAATTATGTATAGTAGCGATTGATTGATTTCTATTTTTACTTTCAGAAATACGTTTTGCTTCTGTGATAAGATACCCAACAAGTTTACCCTTTCTATAGTCTTTATGGACACACAGGAAATTTACCTGTACCGCTTTTACTTCCTTGTCATTTAACTTCATATTAAAGGGTGTCAGAGATAAAAGACCTATTAACTTCTGTGTATGTTTGTCATTTATACATATATTTTGATGACCGGATACCTCTATCGCCCATTTCAAACTTTCTATTGTATATCTTAATTTAAAATCGTCATCCGAAACATAGTTTTCCTTTAAGAATTTATAAATTGTATCAAGTGAATGCGATGACCATTCAAAATCTTCGGGTAGTTTTTGTTGTTCAGTCTTCTTCACACGTTGTGTACTTAATCCGGTCGCCCAAGACTGATTATCCCAAAATTCATGCATATACAAATCTTGGTTTCATATTTTTAAGCCAGCTTAAAGTTTTGAGGTGCATGAAGATATATAATATCATGTCTCTCGAACAAGATTACACCACTGTCCCGGGTCAGTTGTTTGCATGTCTGTCAGTTGTTGGACCAGAAGCGCCACAAAAGAATGAAAAGTTTGGTATCAAAATTCGCGGCGCTTTTAACACCCGCGATGAAGCCGCAAACCACGCAAAGCGACTCCAAAAGGAAGATAGTACATTTGACATCTACGTTGTTGATATGTATAAATGGTTGTTAATCCCACCCGATCCGACCAAGATCGAAGATGTTAATTACACCAACGAAAAACTTCAAGAAATCATGTCGGGGTATAAGGAGAATCAAGCTCAGGCTGCTCGCATGTTCCAAGAACGCAAACAATCAATGATGGATTCTCAGAATTATATGGCGCCAGGAGATGAAAATTCGCGCTTCTATACAAAACCAGATGAGTCTCCGATCAGCCACCCAGCCGAAGTGATTGAACGACTCAAGAAGGAAAAGCCAGACACCCCCATGGAAGATTTGGTCAAGGAGGCGGACACTATTATTGCCAATGAAATTGAAGAGCGACGCAAGAAGCGCGAGGCTGCCATTGAGTCAGCGACAGATGAGAAAACCGAGGGTGAACCAGAAGCTAGCTCCGCGTAAATAAAAAATATAACTTAATTTTAAAACAGAATGTTTAAGATTATAATTACATTCATTTTAACCTCAGCATTCTTTATTTTGTTTTTTACACCTGACATGAAGATAAAAGCCAAAAGCAAAAAAAAGGAAAAAGAAAAGGAAAAGGAAAAACCAAGTACGACGCGCGGATTTATTGAGGATACGTATAGGGGACCTATAACAGATAGGTTTATACCCCCTAAAGCTGGTAAATCTGGAACATTTGTGGGTTATACGAATGTTCCAGAGTATGTTTGGATTTCTGGCTTTCCTATGAGTTAAGTGTATCTAAGTATGACTGGTTGCATGGTTTTACCCATAAAAAACCCTAAAAGAAATACAGCGAATGCGATTATCCACGTGGACTTTTCCACGTTTGCGAAAATATCGATTTTATCTGCCTGATTCTGGAATGCTGGCTGTTGATACACCTGTGTGGGCTGTTGCTGATAATAATAGGATTCGTTATAGGGCTGCTGCTCCCTATCATCTTCAACTCTATTATCATCATTTTTTTCCTCGCGCAAAGAATCGACGGATGGATCATAATCGATTGGATTTCCAATGTCTGTTTCCATTTTAAATATAGCGTTTAATTTTTTTAAGTCTATTCTTCTTCAGAATCTTCGTCATCTTCGACCACAAATCCTTCGAGATTTTCATTTTCATCATCGTCGCTGTATTCGTCGTCATCATCCGAATAAAGTTCCTCGTCTGTGTCTATATCAGAATCAAAATCCGTGTCGTGTTCATCTTCACCGTAATCATCTTCAATACTGGTCTCCGTTGGTTCGAATAATTCCGGTTTTTTTATACGTCTACCAGATCTTGTTCTTGTTTGTACCATTTTTATATAAATAAAGACTCTTGTTTAAGTACCTTTTCGTGAATTTCTTCCATAATATCGGAACTGGCGTATAGGGCAAGCTCTTCAATCGTTTTTATGGCATCTGCGTACTTTTTTTCCGCTTTAAGCTTCAAATACTCCCTATATAATTCTGGGTGAATTCCAGAGTATTCGTAGAATATATCCTTTTCGGTGGGTTTGAGTCTATCTTCTATATCACTAACGAGTGATAATATAAGGTAGACAGACGCTCCAACTAGAACGATAGACATTCTTCTGATATTGTTTGTCATTTTTTTTGTGGTGGATACAATAGATTCTTCACACTTCCATTTATCTCGTGTGTTCTGACACTCCCCTTCGGGGGTTTCTTACATAATGGACATTTTTGTGTTATTTTATTACCCTTTATGGTATATGTCATCGAAACATCCTCATGACAACCCCTAATAGCTTCACAATAATTCGATGTCGTGAGTACTGAAAAATCTGAATGCTGCCTCGAAATTCTAACAACCCTGATATCCTCGGGACACTTCATAAACTTTTTCATGAAAGACTCAAGGTGAGGTTTAGCATTCATGGGATCCGCATGAACCTTTTCCACAAATTTCTTAATCTCCGGACACTTCTTGATGTCATCCTTTTCGGGATATAACTTTTCTACAATTTTATGTGGAAGTTCGTGTTTACGTCCATAAAAATCCTTACAGAATCCATCCCGTCGTCCACGGAGCGTCTCACAACGACAAAAACACTTCTGAGCTATAACACGACCACTAACCATAAACCACACATGATTTGAACCGTGTGTGTTTTTAAGATTTTCACAATACTTTGAGTTTGTTGAAACAAAATAACAGTCTTTTTGTTTGTATATGTTTGTAATATAAGCCCCCTCTTGACCTTCCATATTTTGTTGAACGAATGTACCAATCATCTCACGAAGTTCCTCATCCTGAATTTCATCTTTTGTCTGTGCATCTGTGAACGAGCCCTCTTTTACAGAAATAGATGGATGTTCAACTGTTACATGGTCTTCGGTGTTTGTACGAACCGTTGTCATTTTAAGAATGTCAAGGTTTGGCTTGGGGTCTATTCTCTGAAGCATACTTAGGATTCCAGACTTATAAACAAATAGTGGTAAATATGAAACCTGAATAATTTTACCCGTACCTTTACATTCTTCACACCCCTTCCCTCCACAAGAGGTATGTTTGGCTAGTTTATATGACCACGGCATCCGAAGACCACTTCCACGCGTACGTCGTTTAATATCACCATAAACCGCAACATCGATGATTTCATTCCAATCCATGCCACCCTTCGCCTTTGAGAGGGCCACCAAAATATGTTCGCGGAGTGCAAGCGCAGAGGCCTGATTTACAGCATATCCCGGCCAATTTAAATGCACACCCGTCTTCATAAGATCCCCAACCATCTTGGGTTGTGCCACTGAAATGACACAATCCCCACCCCGATGTCTTTTCACTTTGTCACAAATAACTTTACAGATGTCTTGAATCTCTTGAATTGTGAGAGCTCTTACATCCTTATAGTCAATATCCACAAAGAAGTTGTAATTTGGTGTCTTTTGCTCAACAACAAATAACTTTTCACCAGATTTTACAGCTTTGATATACTCCTCATGGAATTCATTCAATCTATCAAATGGCACGGACAGGCGACCGCCGTCCAAGAGCACATGTGATACATCGGAGTTTGGGGGTTTAGTAACAAAATCTTGTTGAATACACCACTTCTTAAACATACCTTACTAATGCGGTTATTCTCTATACCTCAACATACATGATACATCGGGGTATTCCATTGTTTCAGATAAATGCTTTTTTATGGTTAAAAGTTCGTAAACAGTTTTACCTTTATTTTCCTGAATCCATTCTTCAATTTCTTCGTCACCTAAACCACGATTTGTTCTGAGAAGTTCCCTAATTTGTGTTAAAATGTAAGCTTTTGACTTCATTCTATTTAATAGAAAATGTTTTTCTATTGAGAGATGTCACACAGGCATAAAATTCTGGATTCTTGAGAACATTGTCTATAATGAGATTCCATCGCTTGCGTGAATTGAATTCCTCTAGAGTATCAAAACTCATGAAATCATTTTCATCGAACGTTCTTTTAATTGGTTGTTTTTGGATCTTTTTAAGGGTCGTTTTTTGTTTTTCTTCATAAAATTTCTTTATAAGTGACGATTGTTCATTTTTTTTATAATCCACAAAGAACACAAATACATTATATTCAAGTTCAACTGTTGGACTTTCCCTGACTGTAAACTTATACGTGCTATATTCGCCATTTTTAAGGGCGACAACACCACGTGTTTCCTCTTCTAGTTCTCGTAAAGCACATCGCAAAGGGTTAAATATCTCTCTTCGGCGACAACCGCCTGTGACAAATATCCAATCTTTGAATCTTCGATCTCGAACGGTGAGAAACTTTGGTTTCTCGTCAGCAAAGCTGACTGGTATCGCTATAGCTTTGTATTTTTTCATTGCGCATTCGCAAGTTATAATAAACGGATATGATTATTCCTCAATTTTTCCCTCCACCTCTTCGGGTTGTGGAGCAGCTCCATCATCTTCGTCTTCCGGGACCGCTATAAGATTTTGCATAAGATTATTCGAAAAGTTCCTGAAGTTTTCAACTTCAGCCTTCGTCTTATTCATTTCTTTGAAAAGGAAGATAACACCAGCAATTGCGACAATTGTGGCAATCATCATGAGAGTTTCACGGTCCATTTGCATCATTATGCATTATAAATGACTCTTTCTTTTAAGTAAGGACACCCATATTAGGTTTGCCTGGAGAAGGGCATTCGTACGGGTGTTGTGCGAATTGAACGGCTTCATAATGCGTAGGTTCACAAGACTTTTGAGTTGGTGGCGTTGGTTGCCCCACAAACTTTTCAAGTGTCCTGGACTTGGGATCGTACGTCAATACAAAAACGATGGCGAGGAGGAAGATTATCTTCCACATTGCGGTTTAATAAATACTGAGAGATTTAGTTGCTATAGAGTAGGCCACCCATGCCGTTTTCTATGCGAAGCACGTTGTAATTTACGGCATAAATATCCTTATCGGAGAGCGCTGTGTCATTTACGATGCGGGCTGAATCGAGACGACTGAAATTTAATGTACCAGTTGGCTGCAATTTGCCGGTATCCAAACAGAATGGATACGTGAACAACTTGGTGCCTGGGTTGGAATCACCATTGGAAGTGTGGTAGTACAATGGCACACTTGTAAAGTGTGGGTTCGCGTACTTGTAGTCGGCGACATCAGTACCATTGATTTGAAGCTTAAGCTTGTTACCGTTGGTGCTGACCATGGTGACCGCACTGGCATCGGCCGCCGCCAGGTATTTCACTGGGTGGTTAAAATTGAGTTCCTGAATTTTAGATCCTGAGGCAATAGCCTTTTGGACTTGGGTCATGATCATGTTTTGTGGCTTGGATGCAAACATTTCGCGCTCCTGGGTGTCCAAGTACGCATAGTTCGCGAAGACTTCCCACTTTCGGCTAGAGTCCGCCGCCGCTGTACCCCATGTGATTCGTAGCTCTACATCATGGTACTGAAGGGCAATAAGTGGGAGGGCAGACTGCCAATTTTCACAGAAGCTAAATCGGAGTGGGTAGAACCGAGAAGCAGTTGTCGCACCGAAGAGGTCGGCGCCCATAGACTTTGGCGAAGAGGTAGACGCGAGAGTTGGTGCGATGAGGGTGGAGAAGGTGGCGTCTTGTTCATCGATAACCTGACCACCGACTAGGACTTCGACCTTGGAAATCATTGTACGCCAGTTCACCTGACTGATATCCACGGCTTGGGTACCATCATTCGCGACCAGGTAGACATACCCCAAAAGGTCGCCCTTGCGTTCGAAACGAACGGTGGACATACCATTGTTCGCGACGTTCCCCTGAATCACTTGACGTTCAACAGTTTGGGAAAAATTTGTGTGTCGTTTGTAGGTTGAGCGGAAAAAGCTGACTTCTGGCGAACCGACTAGGTGCGCATCCTGGGCACCGACGGCCACGAGTTGGGCAATACCACCAGACATTTTATAGTATAGCGAGAGTTTTTTTTAAGTTCATAATTGATGACCATGTCAAGTTTTCTTTACAGTGAGGAATACTCACCGGAGAGAAAAGGTGTTTAGTTAGGGGCTGTGGGCCAAACGGGGTTTGAGGGGTCCGTGGTATTGGTGGGAAGGTCGCGAAGGGCTTGGCGGTATATACGCCATTCTTGTATTTTTTCGGGAGAGAGGGGAGAATCATTACCCACTCTCCAATCCGTTTCGGTTAGTTTATAAGTTCTTTGTAAGCGTAGTTCCTCTAATGGAATTACAACATTGAGTAATTCATTGTATTTTGTTCTGAACTCATCTAAAGATGGTTTTTCTGCATCTCCCAAAATTTCAATAGAATCAAATGTATCATCGCATTTACACCCAACAAAAGAATCTAAAAGGAGTTCTTGAAGTGTTCGTATAGCTATTCTCCCGTCTATATTCATATATTATTACATATGATAAAATTATAGCTCCATTGACTCGAAAACTTCTATATAACTTCTTCCACCCCATACATTAATTCCCCAATTAGAACGACTCCCTGAACCACCTCCATGTGATACCTGCATTGTGATCGTAATAGTATTTCCACCCGGTAAATTGTCTGGTCCGAAGTGTATACGACTCTGACGTTGATACTCATGAAACGAATTATCAATTCGTTGCCAATCCTCTACTGTATCGGAATATCGATCGGTGACTCCATCGTTTACTTTCGCGCGACCGAGAATACCCCTATACGAAACACTATTAGTTGAACCCATTGCCTGTGCTAAGCACAGATCAGATACGATATATATTTTACTGCCCGCTCGTTTTCTTGTGTATGTGACATTCCAGGAATTTTGCCAGCTGGATGTACTATGCGGATACATAGCTCTAGTCGTACTCTCATATCTTTGATATCCTATGAGTAAGCGTCTTGTATTTAACCCATAAATTTTAAGTAATCCATCGGAATTAATGTCTCCATTCACATCCAATTTAGCTCCTGGACTCGTCGTCCCAATGCCGACGTTGCCATTAGCTCTTATAATCATTTTGGTGTTCTCCGTAGTTCTATCCGTACTACTGTTCAAAGTGTCGAACAAGATTTGAGCACCTTTCAACCTGATTCTGTCTGGGCCAGAATTATTTTCGCCGTCATTCCCCGAAAACAAGAGAAGTTCTTGTTTTTCAGTACCGGTAGACCATACTCGTCTCTCTATGACGCAGTGGTCATACCCATTATCGCCGTAAGTACCCCCGAAGAGAATGGTCTTTGCGGTTTCATCGTTTGTGTTTTTACCAATGTAGAGAATGTTTCCAGTTCTCACCTCTCCATTGACGTCGAGTTTGTACGAGGGTGATGTTTCACCGATACCGACGTTTCCATTCTCCTTGATTCGCATTCGTTCAGTTCCAAAAGTCCCAAACACAATGTTGCGTTTCATATCACCCCCAGAATATGTGGAGTACCCACTGAGGTCAATGTACGACGCACTATTCGTACCCGTTCCACCACCCGCACGAAGCCTCAAGAAACCATCGTCCCCGCCCGCGGAGCCGACGTTCCCATTTCCCCCAATACTTCGTATCTCGTACGATGGGTGTGTTGAACCAGTCGTCAAAGCTGGTCTCGCCGTGCCGTTACCAAACCCAGAGTTGACGCATACACCACGACTTCGGGAGACGCCGTTTACATCGAGAGTATAAACAGGAGAAGTTAGCCCGATGCCGACGTTTCCATCTCTATCTATCCGCATTCTCTCAACTGGGGCAGTATCGGAACCAGGTTGTGTTTTAAATAATAAACCGCCGCCATAATTACCCGCTGATAGGTCCTTAAAACCGTGTATACTACCCATGGTACCATGACTGTTCGGCGATGAGTCGAGCCATCGCTGTGTAAAAACTAAACTCGCACCGATGTCACCATCATCATCTAAGCCAGCGAGGCTGGAATGGAGTACGAGCTGTGCGGATGGGTTTATTTGGCTACTCGCATTAGCGAGATCGGACATAATATGTAAATTACCATTTGGACTCGTCGTCCCGATGCCGACGTTGCCGTTAATTTCGACTTCTTTAGAGCCATTCGAAAGTCGTTTAAGGTACAAAATACTTTCAGGTGTATATGAACCGTACCCAACCCTAAAATCAGGTCCATAGCTGTTTTGGTAAATATCCGTCCTATAATTACCACTTGAAAATCTGTCAAGTGACAAACCGACTGTAGAGGTAGAACCCGTGTATATATCTAATTTAGAACCCGGACTCGTCGTCCCGATGCCGACGTTGCCGTCACCTCTCATACACATGATAAAGTTATCTGGAACATCCCCGTAACTATTACCCGGGTCAGCTCCATCGTTTGCGTAAAACTCTATGCGTCCATCGGCAGTAGCTGTTCCGCCAGTGTCACCTCCTAATTTTATACCCCCTGATATAGCATACGTTTGACCGATGACCTTATCTCCACGAAGGCGTATAAATTCAGTGGTCGTATGAGCTTTAGGATTAACCGTAGCAGTTAGTTTATTTATGTTAAAAGGTGTAGCGGGACTCGCCGTCCCGATGCCGACGTTGCCACTCGAATCTACACGAAGGCGTTCACTACCCGCCGTGTTGACTGCAAAGGTATCAGCCAATGGAAACCCAACCTTTGTGTCTGTG